TATTGTGTGCTGCTGCTACAAGTAAATTATTATCTGCACCTACAAATATTTTTTGTGTTGCACCAACATAAACATCATGATTGGCTCCAACATCTAGTTTGTGATCTACGCCCACTTTAACGTCACTATTATTTGACACAGTTAATTTGTAATCTCTACTAGCATTAAGATTAATATCTCGTGCAGCAGTCATATTAATATCTCTGTCAGCACTTATATTCAAGTCATTTTGTGTTCTAATACTAACACTATCTTGTGCGTAGATGTCAATTTTTCCGTTTGCTGTTAGCTCGATCCACGTAGATCCATTTGCATTTGCAATATAAATTAAATCTTCCGAATTATGCATTAATATTTGGTGTCCAGTACGTGTTCTAAAACGCATCATTTCACCTTTAGGAATAGTTTTTATTCCTGTAGTTGCATCTGGATTATTAACTAAACTTGTATATTCTTTAGGACCTTGCGAAGCATAGCTATTTCTTATTTCTCTCTCATCACCGTCATCCATTACAATACTATGTCCACCTAAGACACTAGAAAAACTTTGTGTTCTTGAGTTAGAATCGCCAATAGATGTTTTAGGAGCACCATCACGCTTATCCCTAGGTCCGGGGGTACTTACACCGAAGATATGCGAAGGAGTTTCTCTACGGCTCGAATGGTTACCAGGGCCTCTTACTGGATCATCAACTAATCCTTGTCTTGCTAAAATTGTGTAGAAATCACTATTAACAGGTTTAGTATATCTATTAGGATTATTTCCTACACCTGTTGCAATACGCTTGTTGTATTCTCCAACTGGTAGTGGCCTACCTTGTTCTTGTGTATTAAACTCACTTCCTGCCCAAGGATCTGGCGTCATCCAGTTTGTGTAAGTGTCATGAACACATCCTATCCAATATCCTCTTGCGATATTTCCTTCAGCGAACATAACAAGAACTTTAGTTCCTGGACTCGGAGGAACGAACCACATACCGTAACTCTTTTGTGTTCCTTGAAATGTATCTTCAGATGTAGTTCCAGCAACAGGAGTTTGTCCTGCAAAAGGACTCATATATTTTACTGTAACAACTTGTCCTGATCTTTCAGGCTGATTTCCGCTTTCACTATTTTTTAATAGTTCTACAGTTAACCCTCCCATTCTTTTAGGGTCAAGATGAGATATTACAATTGCTTCGTAAGGTCCGGGGTTATTTACTAATTTTCTATTGCCTGGGCGACTATCTACTGCCATTTAAAATTTCCTATCTTTGCGGTCTCGGAAAGCCCCATATATCTGTAGGACCTCTATCAACTGGTGTTGTTGTAGTTGTTGTTGCGGCCGGCGTTTCTGTAGTTGTAGTTGTAGTTGTAGTTGTAGTTGTACCTGTTGCTGTCGCAGGTGTTGCTCCTGATCCGCCGCTGCTAGGAGCTGCTGTTTGATCGCCTCTTGGATCATTAGCATCAGGATTTGATGCAGTAGTAGGAGTAACATTTTGATTACCGTCTACTGTTGCGTCTGCTGGTCTACTTGTTACAGCATTATTGTCTTGTTGCGATCCTTCTTGTCCTACATCAGTTGCTTGGTTAGGACGTCTAATTAATTTTAGTACCTGGGTAAATTTACCGCTTGTTAGAGAATTTTTTACGGTATTAACTTTATACAGTCCTCCAAACGCTCCAACAGGTACAGTATCGCCAGTGCCGGTCATTCCAGTTGGAAAAATCATGTTACCTCCATTACTAGGATAATCTATAGGAGTTCTAAAATTAACATTTACTTCAATTTCAGTTCTTTGATAATTCATTGTGCCGTCTGCTGTATATGCAGGATCTCCAGAGGGCGGCGAACTGTAATTTCCTTGTCCAGTATCTGCTAGATAATACGGATCACCTAAAACAGTTAATTCCATTGTAACTAAATCTACTTCATTATTTACAATAGCTTCGTTAAACATTCTTGCAATATGAACTTTTGGACTATCAGCATCTCCGCCGCCGCCTTGTCCTGTTGAAACTGCATTTGAAACTTCTGCAACATTAGGGTTACCCGTTAAACTTACAATACCTGCTGCTCCTTCTGATTGTGTAAATGTTGAATTATTAGGATTATTTGTACTGTCTGTTGTTGCTGACCTAGCAGTACCGGAAGAGTTTATACCTGAACTAACTGCTTTAAAAAATGAATTATTAAAGTTAATTTGAAAATCTAAAATATCATCGTTTTGTCCAGTATAGATATAATCGTATTGTTTAGCTGCTTGTTCTTTTCTCTTTTTAATACCAACTGACGGTTGTGTTGAATTGTTAAACACACTTGAGTGTACTAGATAAGGAACAACGGCATAAACATAAATCTTTGGATTTTCTCCACTAACACTTCTTACTTGTTCGTCAGATACTAAGAAAGTTTGTGTATGAACTCTAAACCAAGGAATCATACCGTTAGAGTCTGGTTTAATTTCTGTAGCTGCTTTTTGCCCATATGTGCTTAGAATTACAATTTCTTCAATTATTTGTTCGATTGTAGTTCCAGTTTGGAACTGAAAAGTTCTAAAGTCATTTGAAATTTCTATATTATCCGAAACATAAACATCATTTTCGTTTTTTACATATGCTTCTTGTCCAAATGGCTGTGCTCCTCCAGTTGCCATACTTTCAACAATAGTTGCTTTTCCGATATCATTTATTAATTCAGAGCTATCAGCAATTCTTCTAATTTGTCTAGATACTGAACTATTAGAAAATAATTGCTGGTATTTTCTAAAATTTATTACTACATCAGCAGCGGCAGCATCTGGTAACTTATTAAAATCTGTATTTCCAGGACTTACTCTAGCATAATATTCTTCAACAGTCATTGCTGCTAAATCGCCGGAGCCGTCATCATTATTACTTAATCCTAAACTTGAACTAAGTTCTTTAGGAAATAAAATCACATATTCATCTTTGTTGATTGGTGCATTGCCATCTGCTATTGCTTTTTCTCTAATTCTTTGATTTAAAATATTTGTTAAACTTAACGGACCAGTTTGTAAAAGTTCAGTTACATTATTGCCTGTAATTTTTACATCTGTTCTAGTTGTTTGTGCAACAGATGATAAAGATCCTTCATTCCATGCGTGGGCTCTAACATTATATCTGCTGCCGCCGCTACTTACATCAAAGTCTACTTTGTTTATTTTTATAGGAAATACTCGTCTACCTAGTCGAGAATTTGACACTCTACCATCGTCGTCATAACCAATAAATTCTAATATAAGAGCGTACGGTGCTTTAAGATAGTCGGCGTGTCCTGCTTTATTTGCTGCTATCATAAGCGTTTGTAAAAACAAGCCCATACTGTATGGTTCAAGCACTGTAAAACTAGACATAGTAGCATTAGATGTACGAGTTGCCGTAGTTGGTGATATAATCGTATCAATTTCTAAGTCGTCAATAAAATACTCTAATTGTGCATCAGCTGATTCAAAAGCTGTCATTGCTTTCCCTGGAGCTCCGCCACCGCTTCTTAAAACAGTTACTTGTGGACTTCTTGATCTGTAAGTAGCTTCTGGAAAATTAAGTTCGTTTACTGTTAAACACGCAAGTGTTATAACATAGTTGAAACTAGCATATGATTTTAAAATATTTTCTGTAGCACCAATTGGTTGTCCTGATTGTATTGCTAGGTCAGCCATTGCAGACATTGTCGGTGAAGGAACTTGTGGTAATTGATTTTTAAATGCTATTGCTACTGCTTCTAACTCAGCACCGATAGGGTTGGCTCCGTCAAGCACTTGTATAGATTTATCAATTGCACCTTGTGCCTGTCTTCTAAGATTTTCAGCCTGTTGAGAAGCATCATTGATAAGGCCTTCGCCAACTCCTCTAGCTCTTTCTAAACTTCTCTGAACAATCTGTGTAGGTCTAATTGCCATGTATTAGTATCCTAAGAATTTTTGTAATTGATCTTCTCTTGGTAGGAAAATTCTTATACCTGCTTCTAAATCAAAAACAGGATCTTTTAATATATCCATATTTCTCTGCGCAAATACCCACCAAAGTTTAGATGTACCATATACCGAAAATGCTAACAAATCTGGACGATGTGTAAATTGTGGTTGCACTTCGTACAATACATCGTCATCACTTTTAGGTATTGGGCGTATTCTTAACACATCTAAATATTGTCTATTAATAACTTTTGTAGATCCCCAAGGACTAATAGGTCCATATGTTGCCATTAGATAAATCCTCCGTTGTCTAAGTAATCACCCTTCACAAACTTATCAAGACTAAATTGCGAAGTTCTTGCACGTGAGTAAACTGGTTGTACTGTTACCATTACTTGACTTTGTACAGGAGCCCAGCCTTCATAAAATCCTTCTACTTTTGTTCCTGCATTTACTTTTGCTACTTCGCCGTCTACTTGTGTTTTTATATAATCAACATCTGCTGGTAAGTCAACACTAAATGTTTTAATAATAACCGGAACATTTGGAAATACAAAATCTCCGTATCCATTTAAAAATACTAAAGGCGGTGGTGCTCCTGCATTTGTACTTTGTCCGTATGCCATTTTAGTTACACTTCTAAGATAATGCAAAGTTGCTGCCCAATACTGAGCATCTACAGCATTTTCGCAGAAAAAATCTCCTGTAATAACAATATCATCAATTTGACTGCTTTGGTATTGTGGGAAGGGATAATTACTATGTGTCGGCTGCATTGCATCATAGTTAGCTGAATGTTGTATTAATATAGTAGGAGTATACGGAAACACTAAGCCGTTTGTAGCATCTAAAGGTTTTAATATTCCATCTTTAGGCATAGTAGAAGGAACACTTAAACGCACACGCCAATCATTATCGGCACCTTTAACTTTAGCTGCAACTGCGTTTGACAAACTAGGCTGCGAGGATGGACCTCCAAGTAAAGATTTTAAAATACTTGCTGCTCCGCCTCCGAGTGCATTTTCAAGTGCATTGTTGACAAGATTATTTCCGAACGATTTAGCTTTGTTTTCTATATCACTTGTAAAGTTTTTTACGTTTGATTGAACAACGCTTTTTAATTTATCACCGAATGCCATATTTTTCTCCTATAGTATTATTTAGTTGACAAAATTATGTACGTAGTTTATAATAGAGTAACAACCTGGAGAATTTAATGAGAAAAGTTAACTATTTAAATAATAAAGATATGTTAAAGGAGATACATAGGTCAAAATCAAGATTTTGCAGCTATGTTGATCCAGAGTACCATCAATTTGATATAATTTTAGACGATATCGAAAAAATTAACATAAGAACCATTGCAGAAGCAAAAAGAAATAAAGCAAAAAGACTTACACTAGCAGACTTTGAAACACGTAAACTAGCAGGTGAAAAAGTTAAACAAGCAGAATGCGAAGTTGACTACAAGAAAATGAAGAAAGAAGAACTTATCTTTCGTATTATGACATTTGATCACATTCCAGAAGAACCAGGTCGTAAAAAGAATCCTAAAACAGTTGCAGATACAAGAGTAAAATTAAACTTTCCTCCTTTTCAACACTACAAGTTCAACGACGACGGCGAATTAGTATGTGTAGGTAAAAGTCACTGGACTGGAGGGATGGAGAATGGACATTTTAGTCAAAGTCATGCACGAGCAACAGACAACCTAGCAAGAATGTGGTTAAAACTTGTAGATCGTTATGCTACTCGTGGCAATGTACGTGGATATACTTACAACGACGAAATGAAAGGGCAAGCAATACTGCAATTATCACAAATTGGTTTACAATTTGATGAGTCTAAGTCTAACAATCCGTTTGCATATTACACTGCTGCTGTTACTAACAGTTTTGTCCGTGTTATTAACCTCGAAAAACGAAATCAAAACATCCGCGATGACATTTTAGAGATGAATGAAATGAATCCTAGTTATACTAGACAACATAATGCAGAATGGGAAGCATCAGTGAAGCGAGAAACAGCTAAAATTAACGCTGAGAAAGCTGCCAAAAACGATTGACTTTGGTATTAAAAGAACGTATACTACTATAAAATAATAGAGGATTTATATTTTGTTTAAAAAAGCGGCTGTCTTTACAGACATACACTTTGGACTAAAAGGCAACAGTCGTGTACACAACGACGATTGTGAAGAGTTTGTAGACTGGTTTATCGAACAAGCAAAAAAACACGGTTGTGAAACCGGCATTTTTTGTGGTGATTGGCATCACAATCGTAACAGTCTTAACTTAACAACTATGGATGCAACTATTCGTAGTTTAGAAAAACTAGGTAAGGCTTTTAACAAATTCTACATGTTTGTTGGTAATCACGACTTGTACTACAAGGACAAGCGTGATGTAAGTTCAACTATTTTTGGTAAACACATCGAAGGCATTACGTTTGTAGATGAAATCTACGAAGAAGAAGATGTAGCACTTGTGCCTTGGCTTGTAGGCGACGAATGGAAGAAGATTGAAAAGATTAAGGCCAAATATATGTTTGGACACTTTGAACTTCCTAGCTTTTACATGAACGCTATGGTACAGATGCCTGATCACGGCGACTTACGGCCTCAACATTTTAAAAATCAAGAGTATGTGTTTAGTGGACACTTCCACAAACGACAAGTACAAGGCAAAATTCATTATATCGGTAATGCTTTTCCTCACAACTATGCAGATGCGTGGGACGATGAACGTGGTATGATGATACTTGACCGTGAAAACAATGCAGAGCCAGAATACATTAACTGGTGGAACTGTCCTAAGTATCGAACAACTACATTAAGTAAATTGTTAGACCCTGCGGCAGACATTATCAAACCTAAAATGTATCTACGTGTTACTTTAGACTTACCTATCAGTTACGAAGAAGCACAGTTTATTAAGGAAACATATATCTCACAACACGGTTGTAGAGAAATTACCCTTATACCACAGAAGCAGATTGAAGAAATTACAACAGACTTAGATATTTCAGCATTTGAAAGTGTTGACGAAATTGTATCTAAAGAAATAACTGCAATTGATAGTGAAAACTTCAATAAGAAAATGCTATTGGACATTTATAACGAGCTATGATAAAAATTAAAGACTTAACCGTAAAAAACTTCATGAGTGTGGGCAATCAGACTCAGGCTGTTGACTTTAACAGAGAAAAACTAACTCTAGTACTTGGTGAGAACTTAGATCAAGGCGGAGACGACAGCGGAAGTAGAAACGGTACGGGTAAAACTACAATTATTAATGCATTGAGTTATGCAATGTACGGTAAAGCTCTTACAAATATTAGAGCAAATAACCTTATTAATAAAACAAACTCAAAAGGTATGGTAGTCAGCCTTGACTTTGAAAAGGATGGCAATCAATATCGGCTTGAGAGAGGACGCTCTCCTACTTTCTTTAAGTTTTTTATTAATAATGAAGAACAAGTAGAAGACGAGTCACAAGGCGACAGTCGTAAAACACAAGAATACTTAAATGACTTGCTAGGCATGTCACACGATATGTTCAAACATATTGTTGCACTGAATACATATTCAGAACCGTTTCTTGCAATGCGGCAAAACGATCAACGTGCTATTATCGAACAACTTTTAGGTATTACGTTACTATCTGAAAAGGCGGAAAACTTAAAAGAACAGGTTCGAAACACTAAAGATAGTATCACACAAGAAACACTTAAAATTGAAGCAATACAAACTGCTAATAGTAAAATTGAATCAACTATTACTAGTTTGCAAGGCAATCAAAAAGCCTGGTTAGCAAAGCGTAGCACTGATACTATTAAATTAAAAGAAGCAATTAACGAATTAGAACATCTAGATATTGAAAAAGAATTAGATGCACACGAAAAATTAGCAAACTGGACTGAGCTTAACAATGCAATTACAGCTCTTAATAAAGAAAAAAGCACATTAGATTCTGCACTATTACGTGCAACTAAAAGTGTTGAGAAGGCTGAAAAGGATATTGCAGAATTAGACGATGCAACATGCTACACTTGTGGACAAGAACTACATGCCGACAAAAAAGCCGAAATTGAAGAACGAAAATCTAAAGAACTTAGCGATGCAATGGCGTATCAAACAGAAGTTTCTATTAAGTTAGAAGAAGTATTGAAAGCACTAGTTGATATCGGTGATATTAACGGTAAGCCTTCAACGTTTTATGAAACTGCTAAAGAAGCATATGAACACAGACAAAATGTTGACAGTTTAAAACAAGCATATGAGTCTAAAAAGAACGAAGAAGATCCGTACCAATCACAAATTGACGAGTTGAACACAACTGCTATACAAGAAATTAGTTGGGATAGTGTAAATGAACTAACCACGTTCAAAGAACACCAAGAATTCTTGCTAAAACTTCTCACAAACAAAGATAGTTTTATTCGCAAGAAGATTATTGAACAAAATCTTGCATATCTAAACAACAGACTTACATATTATCTTGACAAACTAGGATTGCCGCATCAAGTTGTATTCCAAAACGATTTGAATGTCGAGATTACACAGCTAGGACAAGATTTAGATTTTGATAACTTGAGCAGAGGCGAACGCAACAGACTTATCTTAGGATTGAGCTTTGCATTTCGAGATGTTTGGGAAAGTTTATATCAAAATATCAACTTGTTGTTTATTGACGAGTTGATCGACAGCGGTATGGACACTGCTGGTGTTGAAGGAGCACTAAGTGTTCTTAAGAAAATTGCACGTGAACGTGAGAAAAACATTTTCTTAATTTCACACAAGGACGAATTAGTCGGTCGTGTTAATACAATTTTAAAAGTTGTAAAAGAAAACGGCTTTACAAGTTACGAAAACGATTTAGAAGTAATAGAATGATAGACGACGATACACATGACAAGCTAACAAAAGCCTACATGGAGTATTTTAAGGCAAACGAGGCATATGAGTCGCGTAAAAGTCATAGAACACACGCAGCCAGCAGACGTTGGTTGCGTAAAATTCGTGAACTTGCACATCAGCGTATGAATGAAATACACGACGACTACAATGCCAAGAAAGAGGCTAATAAAAAAGGCACCGAATAAGTACTTCCATGCAGTGGACGTATGAAGGTAATCAAATAGACACAATACCAGATGAGTATGAAGGCTTTGTTTATCTTATTACGAATCTTGCCACTGGTCAAAAATACGTAGGCAAAAAACTAGCAAAATTTAAAACTACTAAGCCACCTCTAAAAGGCAAGAAAAATAAAAGACGCGGTTACAAAGAAAGCGACTGGAGAACATACTACGGTAGTTCAGACAGACTAAACGCAGACGTAGCAGCACTA